GCCGAGCGGTGTCGGCAAGACCTCGCTGCTGAAGACGCTGCCCGCGCGCGAGACGCTCTGCATCGATCTCGAAGCGGGCATGAAGTCGGTCCAGGACTGGCCCGGCGACAGTATCCCCGTGCGCACTTTCGCCGACGCGATCGACATCGGCTGCCTCGTGGGCGGCGTCGATCCCGCGGTGCCGCCGGACGGGTTCTTCTCGGAGGCTCACTACCAGCACCTGGCGGCGACCAATCCGGATCTGGTCCGCCTGATTGCCTCCAAGCGGATCATCTTCGTTGACAGCATCACCGACCTGACGCGCCAGGCGATGGCCTGGGCGCGGATGCGGCCGGAGGCCTTCTCGGAGAAGACCGGCAAGCCCGATACCCGCGGCGCCTACGGGCTTCTCGCGCGCGAGGTCATCGGCCTCCTGAAGCATCTCCAGCACGCGCAGGCGAAGACCGTGATCTTCGTCGGCATCCTGGAGAAGGTCACCGACGAGTTCAGCCGCGCCGTCTGGCAGCCGCAGATGGAGGGCGGCAAGGCCGGCCGCGAGCTGCCGGGCATCGTCGACCAGGTCATCAGCATGAGCTTCTTCAGTGTCGACGGCGACGGCTGGCGGCACGAGCCGGAGCGCGGCGAGACGCGGCGCCTCGTCTGCCGCGCCGGCAATCCGTTCGGCCTCCCCGCCAAGGACCGCTCCGGCCGCCTCGACGTGACCGAGCCGCCCGACCTCGGCGCCCTCCTCTCCAAGATCAACGCGACCACGAAAGGATGAATCCCATGACTTTCGACATGAACGACGCCGAGCCCCAGAAGACCGGCGAGCTCATCCCGGACGGCACATTCGCCAAGGTGGCGATGGCGATCCGCAAGGGCGGCACGGACGGTCAAGCCGAGATCGATCGCGGCCTGCTCAAGGCCTCGAACTCTCCCGGCAGCGACGTGCTCATGCTCGACTGCGAGTTCACGGTAGCCGAGGGCCCGCATGCCCGGCGCAAGTTCTGGCAGATGTTCACCGTCCAGGGCGGCAAGGTGGACGAGCATGGCGTCTCGATCGGCTGGAAGATCTCCAAGAGCACCTTCCGCGCCATGATCGACTCGGCACTCGGCCTCGATCCCGCCGACATGAGCGAGGCGGCGAAGGCGAAGCGCATCCTGCGCGGTCTCGCGGACCTCAACGGCATCACCTTCGTCGCCAAGGTCAAGATCGAGACCTCCGAGGATCCCCGCTACGGCGACAGCAACAAGCTCGACCGCGTGGTCCTGCCGAGCGAGCCGGAATGGCGCAAGGTGATGGACGGCGAGGCCGTGCCTGCGAGCCCGAGCACCCGCGCCCGCCCGAAGTCTGCTGCGCCGGCGGCGCAGCCGGCCTGGAACCAGGCGGCTCCCACCCAGCCGCTGGCACAGGCCGCCGCCCCGGCCTGGGCCAACGCAGGTGCGTCCACGCCGCCGCAGCCCGCCGGCAAACCCACCGGGCCCGCCTGGCTCAACAGCTGACCGCCATGACCGATGACGAGTGGCAGGCGCACGTGACGCGCGAAGCGGCAAAGGAGGTCGGCAAATGGCTCGAAGGGCGCGGAAGGCTCAATCAGCCCATCGCCGCCCTCACCATGGCCGACCTCGAGGCCATGGCCTCGAATGCGATCTCCCGCTTCATCTTCCTGGCCTCGCGGCGGATCAAGGAGCAGCCCACCGGCAACGAGGACCTGACCCGGCTCTTGCTCGGGTAGAGCCCTGCGCCCTGTGCGGGCGTGAGGCGCGCGGCTTCGGCTACGTCCACCGGCTGCAGTGGGACCGATTTCCGCACCACCGCTTCTGCTCGATGCCCTGCCTCGACGCCGGTTCGGCCCTCGCGAACAGGAACAACGGAATGATCGACAAGACCGAGATGGAGATCCGCGCGATCAAGGGTGCCCGCCGCTTCCTGGCCGAGGCGCTCACCGAGCTCGGCCTGATGGCGCCCTTTCATGACCGCAGCGCGGCCGAGATCGACCGCATCATCGAGGCCTGCATCGATGGGTTCCAGGAGTCGATGCAGCGCCAGGCGGCCGAGAAGCGGACCCGCCATGACGATTTGAACGACCCTTTGCCTTTCTAGACGACGAAGCAGACCGATGATGTCCGGAGAGATTTGGCGCGTCGTTCCAAGCCTGCCTGACGTGCTCGTCAGCAGCGAAGGGCGCGTCATGATGATTCCCTACCGCGGGCCGATGCCGAAGGGCGGCGGTCGTCCCTATGGCGGAAAGCCGACCTTCGGTGTTTGGAACAAGGCCGACGGCCGCTTTATCGTCGCCATTCGTGGCCACACCTACAAGGTCGCCCGCCTGGTGGCGGAGGCATTCCACGGTCCCGCACCGTCTGAAGATGCCGTTGTGATGCATCTCGATGAGAATGCCGCCAACAATCGCGCGGACAATCTCCATTGGGGCACGCAGAAGGAGAATCTCAACGCCCCGGGCTTTCTGAACTACTGCCGCTCACGCACAGGCGATGACAGCCCGATCATCAAGGGACGCCGTAGGAGGAGTTCCGGATGATCGACCTCAATCACGGCTCCGGCTTCGTCTATGGCGGTTTCGCTATTGGGCATGTAGCGACCCGCATCAATGCGCTCATCGACGGCGCCCTCGTCGAGCGCCATCGCCGGCAGCCTCCGCGCGACTACCTCGGCGGAAGCCGTATCGGCGAGCCCTGTGCGCGCCAGCTCGTCTATGAGATCAGCCATGTACCGCCGGACGAGGGCCGCGAGTTCGACGGCGCCATTTTGCGCATCTTCGAGGCCGGTCATCGCTTCGAGACGCTGTCGATCGGCTGGCTGCGCGCCGCCGGCTTCGATCTCTGGACAGAGCGCCGCCACGGCGGGCAGTTCGGCTTCTCGGCCGCGGGCGGCCGGCTGCGCGGCCATATCGACGGCGTCATCGTCGGCGGGCCCGATGTCGGCATCGCCTGGCCGGCTCTCTGGGAGCACAAGGCGCTCAACGCCAGATCCTGGAACGGCCTGGTCAAGCGGGGGCTCAAGGTCTCGAAGCCGGTCTACTTCGCGCAGGTCCAGCTCTACATGGCCTACATGGAGCTCGCGGTCGCGCTCTTCACCGCGATCAACAAGGACACCCAGGCGCTCTATCACGAAGCCGTCGCCTTCGATCCGGCCGAGGCCCAGGCGCTCTCCGACAAGGCGGTAGAGATCATCCGTGCCGCGGAAGCAGGCGAGCTGCCGCCGCGCATCGCTGCGGCGCCCGACTTCTATCTCTGCCGTCTGTGTCCTTATCAGCAACGCTGCTGGGAGGGCGCGCCATGACCTTCACGCCCTCCGCGCTCCAGGCGAAGGCCATCGAGGCCATCAAGGACTGGTTCACGAACCGCAGGGCGGAGAACCAGGTGTTCCGGGTCTTCGGCTATGCAGGGACCGGAAAGACGACGATCACCAGGCACGCCATCGCCGAGCTGGGATTGAACGAGGGCGTCCTCTACGCCGCGTTCACCGGCAAGGCGGCGCTGGTCATGACCCGCAAGGGCACGCCGGCTTCGACCATCCATTCGCTGATCTACCGCGTCTCGGAGGCGACCCCGGCCGAGATCGAGCGGATCAAGCAGGAGATCGCCGACCTCAAGGCGAAGCTGCCCACCATGGGCACCGCCGAGCGCCTGTTTGCCGACACGCAGCTGCGCTCGCTCGAGCTCCGCCTTGCCGACATCCACAAGCCGCGCTTCGTGCTGAACGAGCAGTCGGCCCTGCGCGACGCCAAGCTCCTCGTGCTCGACGAGGTGTCGATGGTCGGCGACGACATGGCGCGCGACCTCCTCGCCTTCGGCAAGCCCATCCTGGTGCTGGGTGACCCCGGCCAGCTCCCGCCGGTCAAGGGTGAAGGCGCCTTCACCAAGGACGCGCCCGACGTCCTCCTCACCGAGGTGCACCGGCAGGCCGGCGACAGCGCCATCATCCGCCTGGCCACGCTCGCGCGCGAAGGCAGGCCGATCCCCTACGGCGAGCACGATGCCTTCGTGTGGAAGATGCGCAGGCACGATGTTGCGCCCGAGCAGATGCTGCGCGGCGGCCAGGTCATCTGTGGCAGAAACGCGACCCGCATCCAGCTCAACCTTGCCATGAAGCGCGCGGCCGGCTTCGAGGGCGTCTATCCCATCGGGCGCGGCGAGAAGATCATCTGCCTCAAGAACCGCAACGATCTCGGCCTCGTCAACGGCATGTTCCTCGACCTCACCGAGATCGAGGACGAGGACGAACTCTCCTTCACCGCGGTCATCGACACCGAGGATGGCGAGAAGATCGGCGGCGCCAACGGAACACGCGAGCGCTTCCGCATCTATAAGGGGCATTTCGACGAGCACGTCGCGCCCGACCGCGAGCGTGAGCGGCGCGATCACTGGAAGAAGAAGACGCTGATCGAGGCGGTGTGGGGCTGGGCCATCACCTGCCACAAGTCGCAGGGCTCGCAATGGGAGAACGTGATCGTCTTCGACGACGGTCTCGCGCGTGACCCCGAGGACCGCGCCCGCTGGCTCTACACCGCCATCACCCGCGCCGAGCGCGGCCTCGTGATCCTCGACTGAGGCGCGCGCATGATCGATCTCAACGACGCGAGCGCCCCTCCGCCCCGCTTCGATCTCGACGCGATCGCCGCGCGCCTGCGCGACACTGCGGCGGTCTGGGTGCCGCAGCATTTCCCGAACGGGAGGCGGGAAGGCGACGAATGGCGGCTCGCCAACATCCGTGGCGATGCCCCGCGCAAGAACGGCTCCTGCGTCATCGCGCTCAAGGGCGAGCGCGCCGGCGACTGGATCGACTTCGACGGCGGCAGTGGCGGCGGGCCCCTGAGCACGCTTGCAGAGGCGACCGGCTATGCCGGGCACCAGCTGTTCGCCTATGCGGCCGAGCTGGCAGGCGAAGCCCCATTCGCGGCACGCCCGAGAAAGAAGGCTCCGCGTCAATCATCCGACGACGTGGCGCGCGAGATCGCCTTCATCCTGTCGGGCGCACACCCGATCGCCGGCACGCATGCGGCAGCATATCTCGCCGCCCGCGGGCTTGCGCTGCCGGCGTCGCCCGATCTTCTCTTCCATGACGATCTCGCGCACTGGGAGGCGAAGCGGGGCTTTCCCGGCATGGTCGCCATCGTGCGCGACGCCGGTGGCGCGCAGATCGCGCTCCATCGCACCTATCTCGACCCCGAGAAGCCCGCCAAGGCCGACGTCGCGCCTGCGCGCAAGACACTCGGGCCGGTCGGCGGAGGCGCGGTGCGGCTGGCCGAGCCGCACGACGGCCTCATCGCTCTGACAGAGGGCATCGAGACGGCGCTCGCGGCGATGACCGCATGCCCGGACCTGCCCGCCTGGGCAACGCTGTCTGCATCCGGGTTGGAGAGTATCGCTCTGCCGTCCGGGATCGCCCAGGTGCTGCTGCTCGCCGACCATGACGATGCCGGGCGCCGCGCCGCCGAGACAGCCGCCGTGAAGCTTGCGATGGAGGGCCGCGAGGTCTCCATCGCGCTGCCGCCTCGCGAAGGCGACGACTTCAATGACCTGCTCCTGCGCGAAGGCCCAGAAGCGGTCAGGGCTGCCATCGACGCCGCCGTGGCCTGGGGTGGAGACGATACGGTGCCGGCCAACGACGAGGGCGCCCAACAGCTCGAAATGGACCCCGTCATCGGCGCCACGGCACCGGAACCCGACGAGGTGGCGCGCACGGCCGCTACCTATCCGCTGCCCTTCATCGAGGGCGTTGAGCTCCGCTACTTCCGCACGCGCAAGGGAGACGTCCTCGTCCACCGCAATGCCGGCAAGGACAAGGATGGCCATACCATCTGGCGCGTGGTCGCGAGCCCCTTCGGCATCCCCGCCCGGCTGCGCTATCTCGACCAGGAGGGGACCTATGGTCTGCGCCTGCTCGTGCGCGACATGCAGGGCGAGCCGCGCGCTGTCGACTTGCCGCGCGCCGGCCTCGCCCGCCAGGGTGCGCAGGAGATCCGCTCCGCCCTCTTCGCCGCGGGCCTGCGCACCTATGGCGATGGCGACCAGGTTGCGCTGGCGGTGCTCAAGGCGGCCGATCCACGGGACGAGATCCTCGTCGTCAGCCGGCCCGGCTGGCACCGGCTCGATGGCTGCGACCGTCCGGTCTTCGTGACGCCGGCGGGCCGGGCAATCGGCGATGTACCGGCCTCCACGCTGGAGCTTGTCGCCAACGCCCGATACGACACCGTGCGCGGCAGCCTCGACGGCTGGAAGGCCGCGGCGGCCGCCGCGGCATCCGTGAAGGGCTGTCCGCACTTCCTCCTCGGCGTGCTCGCGGGATTCTGCGGTGTCGTGCAGTCGCTCGCCGGCCTCGACAGCTGCGGCATCAATCTTTCCGGCCTCTCGTCGAGCGGCAAGACCACCGCCCAGCGCCTCGCCGTCTCCGCCTGGACCTCGACAGCCATCGGTGCCGGACTGCTCCAGTCGATGCGCTCGACCGAGAACGCCATCGAGGTCTTCGCCCAGGCCGCGAGCGGCACGGTCCTCGCTCTCGACGAGCTCGCCCACGCCGACGGCCGCGCCATCGCCAAGCTCATCTACGCCATCGCCGGCGGCCAGGGGAAGGCGCGCATGACGGCCGGTGCCATCCTCAAGCAGCGCTATGCCTGGTCGACCTACGCGCTGCTCTCCAGCGAGTGCTCCCTGGAGGAGAAGGTGCGCGCCGACGGCGCCGCCTGGATCGCCGGCATGGCGGTGCGCATCCTCGATGTCGACGTGACCGAGGTGGACCGCTCGGTGCCGGCGGCCAAGCTCAAGGCGATCGCCGACGCCGAGAGCCACTGCGGCCATGCCGGCCCCGCCTTTGTCGAACGGCTGGTCGCGGCGAAATTGCACCATGCGCCCGACGCGCTGCGCGACCGCATTCTCGAACAGGCGCGCGAGCTTGCCGGCGACCGCGCCGATTCCGCACGGCTCAGAGCGGCGACCTGCCTTGCTCTCCCGCTCGTCGCCGGTAGGCTCGCCCAGGACTTCGATCTGCTGCCCTGGTCGATCGACATCGAAGCGCCGGTCCGCTGGGCCTGGGAGCGCTTCGAGAAGTCCTCCGATGCCGAGGCGCTCACCCCCGACGAGCAGGCGATCGCGAGCCTGCGCGCCTGGATCGCGGAACGCTGGGACGTCACCATCAAATCCGTCGACATCGGCGCCGAGAGCTTCGACCGCAAGCTCAACAACCGCGAAGCCGTCGCCTGGTATGACGACGCGGCCATCTACGTGCCTGCCCAGCGACTGCGCGAAGCAGCGGGCGAAACGCTGAAGACCCAGCAGATCGTCAAGGCGCTCGCCGACCGGGACCTGCTGGCGACGCGCCAGGATCAGCGGCGCGCCACCGTGCGATGGGTCCCGAAGATCGGTCGCATCGACGCCTACGCGCTCAAGCGCTCCGAGTTCGGCCGCCGCTCGGCCTGGGTCGATCACGGAATGCAGGAGGACGAGGCATGACGGTGCGCGCCCATCCGTGCGCGCGCGCTGTGGCAACTGTGGCCAGTGTGGCCACGCCTAGGCGTGTGGCCACTGTGGCACCTGTGGCCAGTGCCGCCGCCCTCGATCATGTGGCCACTGTGGCACCTGTGGCCACTCCGCCCGCGTCGGCCGCCGCAGCAGGCATTCCAGTGGCCACACTTGCCACACGGCAAATCGCTGTGGCCACTGTTAACGCATTGATGAACAAGGGCAGTTGCCACACTTTCCACCGTGGCCACAGCTGGGGGACAGATATAGGGGAAGAGAGGCTCTTCCGTTCTTGCGGGAAGGTGCGGAGGGGTCGCGCGTCAATTTTATCTCTAGGAAGTGGAAAGTGTGGCAAGTGTGGCCACTCGCCTTTGTCTTCAAAGGCTTATCAGTGGCCACATGAAATTCCGATGTGGCAACTGTGGCCACTGGCGAAGATCGCCCGCCTTTCCGCACATCTCCGCCGTCGCCGGTCATGGACGCTGACCCTTATGGCGACGAGCGCGCTGCCACGGCAACGAGTCCGCGATCCTCCGTCCCATCGGTGATCCCGAGCCAAGCGGACGACGACGGCCAGCTCCGCCAAGAACCAGACCGTCGCCGTCCTGACCACAACGATCCCGATCACGGAGACCATCATGGCTTCGACGACTCTGGCCGCGGCGTGTGCGGATGCAAGCATGCCGGCGGTCGGCATGGCGCCGCCGCTCAGCGCCATCCTCTCTCTCGACCTCGGCACCACCATGGGATGGGCCGTGCGCATGGCCGACGGAGCCATTCACAGTGGCGCCGTCTCCTTCCGCCCGAGCCGCTATGACGGCGGTGGCATGCGCTACCTGCGCTTCCGCAGCTGGCTCGACGGGCTTGCCGCCGATGCCGGTGGTCCCGGCGCGGTCTACTTCGAGGAAGTCCGGCGGCATGTCGGCACCGACGCGGCGCATCTCTATGGCGGCTTTCTGGCGACACTGACCGCGTGGTGCGAGCAGAGGGGCGTTGCCTACCAGGGTGTGCCCGTCGGCACCATCAAGCGCCACGTCACCGGCAAGGGCAACGCGGACAAGGCGGCGGTGCTGGCCGCCGTCCGCGCACGCGGCTTTGCGCCCGCCGATGACAACGAGGCCGACGCCATCGCCATCCTGCTCTGGGCGATCGAGACGGGCGGAGGCGTGCGATGACCGCCGAGATGCTGCTGAAGCACGCGGCCGCGGTGGTCGCCAATCGGCGTGAGACCTACGGCTGTCCCCGCACCAGCATGGAAGCGATCGCGAAGCGCTGGTCGCTCACGCTCGGGCACACGGTGACGCCGGCGCAGGTCGCCCTCTGCCTCATCGACCTCAAGCTCGCGCGCCTCGCGCACGATCCGGCGCATCTCGACAGCATGGTCGATGTCGCCGGTTATGCCGCCGTCCTCCGGGAGGTGGCGCGGTGAGGTGGTTTCCGAAAGGCTATGGCGGCGAGCGCCAATCCGCCGAGGAGATCAAGCGCGACGGCTGGCGCGAGCAGGGCCTGCTGGTGGTGAGCGCCGAGGACCAGCGACTCACCTGGCCCGAGCGCGAGCTGATCCGCCAGCTCGGCGAGAGGCTCTACGGCCGACGTGCGCCCCAGGAGGCACGCCATGGCTGAAACGCATTGGACGCCCTCGCTGGTCGAGGAGCGGCTCACCGAGGCGGCAAGCGTGCTGAAGCGGCTGCCCGAGCCGAAGCTGCAGGGCTACTACAATCTCTGGCCACGGATCATGTACGAGTTCAGTGATCTGGTGGGACAGGAGCCCAGGCCGATGCGTGTGCTGCCGTCGCCCGCAGCGATCAGCCGCATGGAGGAGACCCTGACCTGGACCGGTGGCCTCGATCCCGTCGACGGCAAGATCGTCTGGATGCGCGCCTTCGGCGAGCGCTGGAAGACCATCTGCTGGACCGTCGGGCTGCAGCGCTCCGCCGCCCACGAGCACTGGCTCTATGGGCTCTGCGTGATCGCGTGGCGGCTCAATGGGCGGCGGCTCAATCGCAATCATTCGCGGCGCAAAGTGATCGAGATGACCGGAGCGGCGAAGTACTGAGAAGCAAAGAGAAAGATGTCCGGCGGACACTTTTCGCTCGGACAAAATCGGTCGGTTCCGATAGGGTAACCAAGCATCCTGGATCATTGCGTCACGCGCTGATCTGCCCCGTCCGGAGGGACGAGGACGGCTCCTCTGTGTCAAGGATTGATGCCAAAGGACCGGGTTCGACTGATCCAGCCAGAGCAGAACACCGTGCCGCGCAAGCATCGGGGCGCTCACGCCGAGATGATCGCGGCGTGCTGGCTGATGGAGCATGGCTGGGATGTCTTCCGGAACCTTTCACCTCACGGGCCGGTCGACCTGGTTGCGATCAAGGGAGATCAGGTGCGCCTCTTCGACGTGAAGCTGTGCAATTTCCGGCCACGGGAAACTGGCGGCTGGCAGGTTGCTGGCCCGGTCCTCAAGTCGAGCCAGGCGGCCCTTGGTGTCGAGCCGATCTTCGTGACGCCTGACGGGCTGTGCGCGTTCGACCGGCGAGCGTTCGAGGCTCTGTGCGAGGGCCTCGCCGATTAGGTTTCGATTGGACGGAGGCGAACCGAGCGCGAGCTTCGACCTCTTTCAGGGGCGCTGAGGCATGTGATGAAACGGCTGTCATCAGCCGCACGTACAGCCGTTTCATGACATCGCTCGTCAGACCTTCCCCATGGACGCAAAGCGATCGATGACGAGCTTGGTCTCGCGATCGATGACGTCGACCACCCGGGCGATGACCGGTCGATCCTTGCCTTCGGCAGCAAACCGTCGTTGCACATCGCGCGCGGCTTGAGGCAGAGCTCGCGCAAGATCGAGCAGCCGGCGGCGGACCTGCGGAAAGGCGAGTCCCGCCTCCT